TTTCGACTGGGAGATATACAACGGATGACAAAACTAATCTGGATCACACCGGAAGCGGAGCAGGTCATCGGATACTGCGCTAGGGTCAGCAACCCAGCAAACCAAGACAACCCGGACGTGGCAGGGCTACTAAAGTACTGCATCAAACACGGGCACTGGTCTATATTTGAAATGGCATCTATGTGCGTGGAAATCAAGACCACCCGTGCTATTGCTCCGCAGATTCTTAGACATCGAAGTTTCTCTTTCCAAGAGTTCAGCCAAAGGTACGCAGAGGTTCACGACTTCCCCATACTGGGGGATATGAGGCTTGCTGGTACAACTAACCGGCAATCGTCCCAACCGTTGCCAGAACGGAAAGAGTTGGATGCCGAGATGCAGGGAGTCATTTTAGACGCTGAGCTTTCCGTATCCCGTGGCTACTGGACATACAACAAACTAATCAAGGCTGGCATTGCTCCGGAGACTGCAAGGATGGTTCTACCGCTTTGCTGCCCAACTACCTTGTATATGTCTGGCACGATACGTTCTTGGATTCACTACGTGCAGCTAAGGACGCAGGACGATACGCAACTAGAGCATAGGGAGATAGCAGACAGCATCAAGGCTTTGATGGCTGAACACCTGCCAATCACAATGGGAGTAATAAAATGAGATTTGGGGAAGTGATTCAAGCCTTGATGGCTGGTGGTGGTAACGCGGTATGGCGCGGTGAGTGGGGAGGAGCCGTATTCCTGCGGTACTCCGAAGTGTGGAATATCTTTGAACTTCACGGGCCACAGAAACGGGTAACGCAACTCGAAGAGTTGAGCCTGTCCCCTGGTGATTTGTTTGCTAACGACTGGGCAGTAGTTGTACTTGATCCGCGAACCGGGGAGGTTACCAAATGATTCCATTTGCTATTGGTGCTTTGGTGGGGGCTGGATGCGTAGCGATAGGGTCGGAACTCTATACACGCTGGCTGTATAACGATGTCAAGAAACGGGCTAAAGCCCAAGGCATCAGCAAAGAAAAGATGCGGGCGGCTATGCTCTGGGCTACCAGCGCGGAAATCAGGAAGAATCTTGATGAGTAGAGTTATCAATCTCCAAATTGAGCAGGTCGCTATTGATCTACTCAAGCACCATCCACGCAACGCTAACAACGGCGATGTCGAAGCTATCAAGAAGAGCCTAGCAGTCAATGGCTGGTACGGCTCTGTGGTGGCTAACCTGAGCACTAAGCATATCCTAGCGGGAAATCATCGGGTGATGGCTGCCAAGGCGCTAGGCTGGGAAACCGTACCCGTGCAGTGGGTTGATGTTACGCCAGAAGAAGAGCTGCGGATTCTTGTAGTTGACAACCGGACTACCCGTATTGGGCAAGATGACACTACCAAGATTACCGACATCCTCGCTGAGCTTGCGAATACGCCTATCGGCTTAGATGGTACCGGGTACGGCGCAGCTGACCTTGATGCTTTGATTGATGAACTCGCTGGTACTGCTGACTCTGCCGAGTTGCTAACCGATCCAGACGAAGTACCGGAGGAAGTCGAGACACGATGCAAGCCTGGAGACCTTTGGATTCTTGGTAAGCATCGATTGCTTTGCGGTGACAGTACCAAGGCTGATGATGTGGCACGGCTGATGGATGGTGGCATCGCACAACTCATACACGCCGACCCGCCGTACGGCATGGGTAAAGAAAACGAAGGCGTGGAGAATGACAACCTATACGCCGATAAACTTGATTCATTCCAGATGGATTGGTGGCGAGCGTTCCGCAAAGCACTAACCGACAACGGAAGCGTTTACATTTGGGGTAACGCTGAAGACCTATGGCGATTATGGTTCGTCAATGGATTGAAAGACAGCGAGCGGTTCACCTTTCGTAATGAAATCGTTTGGTCGAAGAACCGAGCGCAAGGACGGATGAGCGATAGACATCGACAATATGCAACTGGAAGCGAACGGTGTTTATTCTTTATGATTGGCCAGCAAGGATTTAACAACGACTCAGATAACTACTGGGAAGGTTGGGAGCCTATCCGGCAATACTTATGCACCGAGTGGGACAAAGTAAGCTCAAAGAAAGACTGGGATAAACATCTCGGCAACTTCATGGGAAAGCACTACTTCACAAAGTCACAATGGTGTTTTCCAACTTTAGCCGAATACAACAAATTGCAAGCCTTATCACCGAACGCATACAAGCGGGAGCATGATGAACTCAAGCGGGAGCATGATGAACTCAAGCGGGAGCATGATGAACTCAAGCGGGAGTTTTACGCAACCCGTGCATACTTTGACAATACACACGACAACATGACAGACGTTTGGGAATATGCAAGCGTGTCAGGTGAAGAACGTCTAGGACACGCTACACCTAAACCATTGGCTATGATTGAACGATGCATACGATCAAGCTCGGAAGAGAACGCTATCGTAATCGAACCGTTCTTAGGCTCTGGTACTACATTGATTGCAGCCGAGAAAACTAATCGCAAATGTTACGGGATGGAAATCAGCCCTAAGTATTGCGATGTGATTATTCAGCGATGGGAAAACGCCACAGGGCAGAAGGCGGTGCTAGATGAAGGGTAAGCCATACAAGTACAACGAGGACGTAGTACAGCGCATCACACAGGCACTTAGGGCAGGGAATACACGCCGGGCTTCCTGCGCCTATGCCGGTATTTCTGAAGATACCTTTGCCGTATGGCTTAAGGACATTCCGGAGTTCTCGGATTCTATTAAAAAGGCAGAGGGTGATGCCGAGGTACGCAACGTGGCTATCATTCAAAAGGCAGCTGATAGCACATGGCAGGCGGCGGCGTGGTGGCTTGAACGCAAGCACAAAGCCGACTGGAGTAGCCGGGTAGAGCAGACCGGCGCAGACGGTAGCCCGGTCAAGGTGATCGTGGAGTATTCGGATAAGCCGATTGCCTGATATCCGGCTGGTGTTACCAAGGCCGCATGAAGCTCAGCAGGTCATTCTGCGGGAAGCCAAGCGGTACAACGTGCTTGCTTGCGGGAGACGTTTCGGTAAGACCACGCTGGGCGGTAACTTGCTCAGTGACCCGGTGCTTATTGACGGCTTGCCCTGCGCGTGGTTCGCTCCTACCTACCGGCTTCTAGAAGAGGCATACGCCGATCATAAGCGTATCTATGCTCCGGTTATCCGCAGGGCGGTACAAAGCCCAGCACCGCGCATCGAGCTTATAACCGGGGCAGCCATCGATTACTGGACTTTAGACGATCCAAGCACGGTTGCCCGTGGTCGTAAGTACAAGCGGGTCATCATTGATGAGGCAGCCATGGCACGGCATCTAGAGCAAGCCTGGACGGAAGCCATACGCCCAACTCTAACAGACTTCAAAGGGGATGCGTTCTTTCTGTCAACGCCCAAGGGTAGTAACTACTTCCGAACCCTCTACAATCAGGCCGCTACCGATGCCGACTGGATGTCTTGGCAGATGCCTACCACGGCTAACCCTTGGATAGACCCTGAAGAGGTAGGCAAGGCTGGGGAATCCTTGCCGAGCATCGCGTTTCGGCAAGAGTATTTAGCCGAGTTTGTGGATGCCGCAGGCGCTCGTATCAAGCGCGAGTGGCTACGATACGGTGATTGTCCTGAAGGGCTACCAACCTACATCGGGGTTGACCTTGCAATCTCTACGAAGTCTGAAGCCGACTACACCGGGGTTGCGGTTGTATCAAGAGGTGACGATGGCACGATCTACGTTAGAGACATCAACCGCACCCGCGCGGACTTTGCTTCCGTGCTACGCTTCATCGAGGCTATGGCGGCTAAGTGGAATCCTAGCATGATCGGCATCGAGCAGGTGCAATACCAAGCCGCTGTCGTGCAGGAGCTTCTACGGCGTACAAAACTTCCTATCCGGGGCATCCGCCCAGACCGCGACAAAGTGACCCGCTTTGCGCCTCTAGAAGCCCGGTACGAGCAAAGCCAAGTCATGCACTGCCAAGGCCTACCGACTTACTTTGAAGATGAGCTACTATCCTTCCCGGTTGGGCGGCATGATGACGTGGTAGATGCCCTGGCGTATGCTTGGCAGGTGTGCGGATCTAAGCGTTCTTGGGGAGCCGTCTAAAATATATACCTCTATACCCTTGCAGTATATATACCTAAAGTGTATATTGTTGACATCAAGCAGGGAGATAGAGATATGAAACTGAAGACCGCAAACAAAGAGATTCGCCAAGTGTTGACTGAGGATGGCGTGGTTGTTGATGTAGCACCGGTTGGTACTTGGCAGTGTGCCGGTGAATGGGCAGAGTCGCTTATCAAGATGAACGCAGACACTGAGACATCTTGGTACTACGAAGGCTCAAGCGAAGACGGCAACATCAAGACCTACATCGTAAGCGGAGACGCATACCGCTATGAGATGAAAACAATCTAAACCGCCAACCGCCACAGGCCCCCGCAAGGGGGCTTTTTCTTTTTGTGGGATACTGCTAGCATGGGTATCTTTGACCGCTTCCTTGGGCGTAAAGCCGCAGCCAACCCGACACAGGCACTACCGCTGCCGTTGTCTCAGTCTAGAGACATCTACCTAACCGGTTACGGCTCTGGTCAACTGCAAACACTCCTGCGCCGGGCGCTCCCTGGAAGTACTAAGGACTGGGCTAGAGTTGCCGGTGACCTTGGGCTGAATGGGGTTGTCGCTAGTGCCATTGATTGGTACGTCAGGAACTATCCACAAGCAACACCACGGCTTTATAGACCGGTAGACAGCCAACAGGCTGAACCGGTAGAAGACCACCCGGTGCTACAGCTCATGGCTCAACCGGATCCGATGATAATGGGTAGCCTTTTCTGGGGCTGGTGCATCCAAGACTACAAGTTGTTTGGCAATACTTACCTGAGAAAGATTCGCTCTTCCACCCGTGGCACCGTGACCGCTTTGCAGTTTCTACCGCAGGACATGGTTAGACCGGTTGGTAATGGCGTAAACCCTTTGACCCACTACATCTACACCACGGATGGCCGCTCCTTTGACATCCCGGTAAGTGACATCATCCACATCCGGTACGGGCGTGACCCTAGCGACATCCGCATAGGTAGAGCGCCGCTTACCGCTGTCCTGCGGGAGATTGCAACCGACAACACCGCATCCACTACCGCATACGGACTATTGGCTAACGGTGCTATGCCTAGTCTCATCGTCGGGCCTGATGCCAAAGAGACAACCGTAGACATGAGCATGGATGATGCTCGGCAGGTGAAGCGGCAACTTCACGAAGACCTTACCGGGGACGGTTCAGGCGGCATCGTTGTCATGACCGGTGCCTACAAGATGGACAGGGTTAGCCTAACGCCTTCAGAGCTTGCTCTAGATTCGGTACGGCGCGTACCCGAGGAGCGCATCTGTTCAGCCCTTGGCATCAACCCGATGGTTTTAGGGCTTGGAAGCGGCTTAGAGCGGTCTACCTACAGTAATTATGAGAGGGCGCAACAGGCCGCATGGGAGGATGGCATGGTGCCGTTGCTCCGTACCTTGGCGGACGCGATTACCGCTGACCTGCTGCCAGAATACCCTGAGACACAGCAGGGTGATTATGTAATGTATGACCTTGAAACGGTCAGGGCGCTTGCTGATGATATGCAAGCGGAAGCCACACGAGCGGAGCGGTTGTACAAGTCTGGCATTATTGATCGGGCTGAAGCCAAGCGAATAGCCGGGCTGGAAGCCGTGCCTGAAGATGAAGGCGTACTGCATCCATCCGCTATCAGCGTACAAGCTGGCACGGGTGCATCGTTAGCAGAGACAACCAACGCGGCAGGTATCTTGATTCGGTCCGGATACGATCCGGGTAGTGTGACCAACTTCTTGAACCTCCCAGTGCAGCACACAGGAGCCGCACCGGTTACCCTGCGTGATGAAGCCAAAGCGTATGAGATGAAGTTTGTCCCGAACGCTGGCATGGTCGAAGCCGCGCAACGGGCGCTTGATTGGAAGGCTGAAGGATTCGATGGCGGGACGCGGGTAGGCTTGGCAAGGGCTAACCAAATCGTGAATGGTGAGAAACTTTCCGAAGACACGATACTGCGGATGTACTCTTTCTTCAGCCGTCATGAGGTAGACAAACAGGCCGAAGGCTTCAACGCTGGTGAGGAAGGGTTCCCATCCCCCGGCAGAGTAGCCTGGGACTTGTGGGGCGGTGATGCCGGGTTCCGCTGGGCTACCGCTAAGCGGGACGCAATGCAGCCAGACGGCAAGAGCCTTGATGGTGACCACGTATGCACTCCGGGGGTAGTGTATAAGAGCCACCCTTTTTACGGGTATTCGCTGGAGGCAATCTCAAGCGAGTAGACAACGGCACGGGCAGGATTTATGCCGCATCCCAGAAGTATCGGAATGACCTTTTGGAGCGTGAAGGCGTAGCCATCAGCCGGATGCAACGCGCATACAAGGCGGCAACCAAAGCCAGCATCGATGAGCTTGAAGCGCTGGAGGGACGGATAGCCGAGCGTGAAGCAAACGGGGAACCGCCAAGCGAAACAATCCTCTGGATGCGTCAGCGGATCATAGATAACATCGAGCAGCTCGGAAAGAACCTGAAAAAGTTCAGTGTTGAAGGGGCAGTGATTACAGCCGATGGGCAACTACAAGCCGCTATCCTTGCTAATGAGGCAACGCCGCGCCTTGTGGAAGCGGCAGCGGGTAAAAAGCCCGCAGGCGTTACCCTTGGTACTTCATGGACAAGTCTTCCTGATGAACAACTCCAAGCCTTTGTCGGGTTCGCAGGCGATGGTAGCCCTCTGGCTGTCTTATTCGATGCCATCCCACAAGTAACCACCGATGCGATGCAGATGGCTTTGGTACAGGGCATCAGCCTTGGTGAAGGCCCGCGCACGGTAGCACGGCGGGTACGCAAGGCGGCAGACATCGGCAGATACCGTGCTGAGACTATCGCCCGCACTGAGATGATACGTGCAAGCCGGGAAGCACAGCGGCAACTATACACTGAGAATGGTTCGGTGACCGGATACCGGCGGCAGGCTACGCAGGACGCGCGGGTATGTCTTGCTTGCTTGGCTCTCTCCGGCACACTTCACCGTACCGATGAAATCATGCCATCACACCCAAATTGTCGCTGCGTTATGATTGCGGAAACGCTTTCATGGGCAGAGATAACCGGCGATAGTAGCATTCCGGATACGCGCCCAAAGGTGGCAACCGGTGAAGAGATACTGAAGGGGCTAACACCGCTTGAAGCTCAGCAGATACTTGGCACCGCTCGTTACAACCTTTACAGCGAAGGTCTACCGCTCAGTGACATGGCAACCGTGGTACAGAATGCCGACTGGGGGCCTACCACTAGGGTATTGCCGCTTAGAGACCTAGAGGGATACCAACCGGATCTAACGACATACCTATGAAAAATGCACTGTGGGATAGTGGGTGTATGGACTTGCTGACATCTTCCGTAGACGGTATCAAGAGCGACCGGTTAGGCTACGTCAAAGGCTACCTTGTGCGCTTTGGTGATACCAAGACCGCCGACCTTGAGGGCGATTACTTCACGCCTCAAACCGACTACGGTTTCCCGGTTGCCAAGGGGCAGCGAGTCCCTTTGAATGTGTACTATCACCACGGTATGGATAGCATGGTAGGGAAGAAGTCTATCGGTACAGGCTACATCAAGATGGATGATGTCGGGCTATGGTACGAGGCTCAACTAGACATGGCCGATGAATACGGCTCGATGATTGCGAAGCTCTGCAAGCAAGGCAAGATGGGTTTTTCCTCTGGTGCTGCTGGTCATCTGGTAGAGCGTAAGAGCATTGGCGGTGCTGCCGAGATTACCCGGTGGCCTATCGCT